TTGCCAAGACGACCAAAGAGACCCTGTTCCTATCCCGGCTGTCCCAATCTAACGGACGGTCGCTTCTGTGAAGAACACGCAAAGGTTGAGGCCAAGCGTTACGAACGGTACGAACGTGACCCTGCCACCAAGAGAAGATACGGCAGAGCTTGGAAGCGTATCAGAGATAGTTACGCTGCTGCCCATCCGCTTTGTGTAGTCTGCCTTGAGAGAGGTGTTTACACGCCAACCGAGGAGATTCATCACATCAAGCCTCTATCCCAAGGCGGAACACACGACAGAGAAAACTTGAAGGCCCTTTGCAAAGCGTGTCACGCAAGGATTCACGCTGAACAAGGTGACCGCTGGCACAACCGCGCTGACCGGTAGGGGGAGTCAAAATCTCTAAAGCAAATCTCCCGTGGAACGGGCGTGGGGTCACACGCGCAAAGTCGCAGTTTCAAACGGGGTATATAAGGAGGTGCATGAATTATGGCTAAGGACGGTACCAACCGTGGTGGCGCTCGCATCGGCGCTGGAGCCAAAAAGAAGCCCTTAGCTGACAAAATCGCTGAGGGCAATCCGGGCAAGAGAACGTTGACTGTCATCGACTTCGATAATAAAGCGGTCGATTTAGAAGGTCAGCAAATGCCCAAACCATCCAAGCTACTATCCGCCACACAAAAAGACGGAAAAACTCTTGTGGCCGAAGAAATCTACATTGCCACATGGGAGTGGCTGGCAGAACGCAAGTGTGCAGCGCTTGTTTCTCCGCAGCTGCTGGAACGCTATGCGATGAGCGTTGCCCGATGGATTCAATGTGAGGAAGCCATATCCGATTTTGGTTTTCTTGCAAAGCATCCTACTACAGGCAACGCCATTCAATCACCCTATGTTGCTATGAGTCAGAACTTTATGAGTCAGACCAACCGGCTCTGGATGGAAATTTATCAAATTGTAAAAGAAAATTGCGCTACAGAATACAGCGGTGCTACTCCAATGGATGATGCTATGGAGCGCCTGCTACTCGCAAGGAAAGGACACTAATATGGATTTTTCAAAATTTATGATGCTACTAAAGCAGCAGCGCAAACACTTGACCTTCCAGCAATTCAGTACGCTTAGAGGGCAGGCCAAGGCCAGTGATGTAGACGCTGCTTATAAGGGCTTACAGAAGCTGTTGCAAAGGAGGTCTCTCACATGCTAATTGAAAAGAAAAATGTCGCTGATCTTCTTCCTGCGGATTACAACCCTCGTAAGGATTTGAAACCCGGCGACCCAGAATATGAAAAGCTGAAACGCTCTATTGAACAGTTCGGTTATGTTGAACCGGTTATCTGGAATGCCACTACCGGCTGTGTTGTCGGCGGCCACCAAAGATTGAAGGTGTTGCAGGATATGGGCATGACGGAAGTCGACTGTGTTGTGGTGGAGCTGGATGTCGAGCATGAAAAAGCTCTGAATGTGGCCCTGAATAAAATCAGCGGTGAATGGGATAATGATAAACTTGCTCTGTTAATTGCAGACCTTCAAGGTGCCGACTTTGATATTTCTCTTACCGGTTTTGAGCCTGCAGAGCTTGATGACCTATTCAAGGATTCCACGAAGGATAACATCAAAGAAGATGACTTTGATGTGGAAGCAGAATTGCAGAAGCCTTCTATCACCAAGTCCGGTGACCTTTGGTGCCTCGGCTCTCACCGCCTTTTCTGTGGAGACAGCACGAAGCCTGAGTCCTATGAAATGCTGATGGCTGACAAGAAGGCAAATCTTGTCGTAACTGATCCGCCATATAACGTCAATTACGAAGGAACTGCCGGTAAGATTCAAAACGATAATATGGACAACGATTCCTTCTATCAGTTTCTATATGATGCCTTTACCAATATGGAACAGGCTATGGCAGACAATGCTTCTATTTATGTTTTCCATGCGGACACCGAAGGCTTGAATTTCAGAAAAGCATTCTCTGATGCAGGCTTCTATCTTTCAGGTTGCTGCATCTGGAAGAAACCTTCTCTGGTGCTTGGCCGTTCTCCGTATCAGTGGCAGCACGAACCTTGCTTGTTTGGATGGAAGAAATCCGGTAAGCATCAGTGGTACTCCGGTAGAAAAGAAACTACCATCTGGGAATTTGAGAAGCCTAAGAAAAATGCTGATCACCCTACTATGAAGCCGATTGCTCTGATTGCCTATCCGATTATGAACTCCAGCATGAGCAACTGCATTGTACTCGATCCCTTTGGCGGTTCCGGCAGCACGCTCATCGCTTGTGAGCAGACCGGTCGTATCTGCCATACTATTGAATTGGACGAGAAATACGCAGATGTCATCGTAAAGCGATACATTGAACAGGTAGGCTCTGACCATGGCGTTTCTCTTATCCGTGATGGCCTTACCTACTCCTATGATGAGATTGCTATCCCAGAAGAATCCGACGCTGATTGATAGACAAAAATCACACTTCCTAAAAGCGCATATTTGGTACATATATTTTCCGAAATTGCTTGCTATTATGTGCCTTTAGAGTGATTAATGTACTACCAAAACAAAGGAGGATACCACTATGGAAATTAAATTCAACGTAACAGGCCCTGGCAGAAAACAGCTGATAGGCATTATTTCAGAAGTAACCGGAGAAAAAGCAGTTTACAAGGGCATGCCTTCCGCATCCTATGAGGTAAACAACATTACAATTGACAAGAATGGTAATTGCACCTTCGACGAGAGTGCAGATTTCGACATCATTCGACAAGTGCTGGAGGCTACAGAAAGCGCTGGATTCAAGCCAGAAAGCATCCCGGATAAGCTTTTCGCAGAGCCTACCACAGAAGAACTGCTAGACCTTGCCGATGAAGAAACAGCCTTTGCAATTTCCATTCCGCTTGATAAGGTTGCAGTCGGAAATCTCACAAATCTTCTGGATGCAAAGGCCAACCTGATTAAAAAGGCCCTCGATGTTACAGACCTTGGCATCGACATTGAACAGGACAAAGTAACCTTCCCTTGGTTCAGCAAAATTCCTGAGCCGGATGAGGTTACCGCCTACACCCAGTTCATAGCAGCGCTTTGCCAAATGAGCCTCAAACAAAAGCGCATAAGCAGCATCGAAAAACCAACAGAAAATGAAAAATACGCCTTCCGCTGCTTCCTGCTTCGCCTTGGATTTATCGGTGACGATTACAAGAAAAGCCGCAAGATTCTCTTGAAGAACCTTTCCGGAAGCTCAGCCTTCAAAAGCGGTTCTGCAAAGGAGGTGCACTAAGATGCAATTTCCTAATGCAGCAATTGTGGAACGATTAAGGAATCAGTACCCTGCTGGTACTCGCGTTGAACTCTTAGAAATGGATGATGTGCAGGCCCCACCAATCGGAACCCAAGGTACGGTTCTTGGTGTCGATGACACCGGCAGCTTGATGGTTCACTGGGATAACGGTTCCGGACTCAATGTTGTGTATGGTATCGACCGCGTAAAAAAGCTGTAAATTGCACACTTTTTACGCCGGATGTTTGTCACATATATGACTCAAAAAAGACTTGATATTATGTGCTTTTAGAGTGATATATAGTACTACCGAAAGGGAAAACAACACACTTTTTTAGGAGGAACCTACCATGACAAGAATTGAAATTTTAGACAAAGCAGCAGAGAACGGAACACGCTTCAAGGACATCGACATTAATCCAACCTTCGGAGCAGCATACTTCTACAGCATCGATGCTGAGAACGAGCTCATTAACTTCGCCGAAGTGATCTGGGACTACGACATCGACCCAATCCTTGAAAACTGCAAGCGCCTTGGAATAAGCGAATTTACAATTAGCTCAACATTTTCAAGCCTTATTGAAACCATCGCAGAGCTTCAAAAGCGCGGATGCACACTTGACGGACTTACCGAAATCAACAGTCGCTACAGCGATTGGAAAACCGGTAAGAAACAGCGCATTCCAGCATTCAAGATGAGCGTTGGAAAGTAAGGAGGCGGCTAAGATGTGGCACGAAGGAACCATTGGAATTCCAACGGGCGATACATACACCGTCACCCACTACTGGGTAAAGGCCTATGATGAGCCAAGCGAGAACTACGGTATCAACGGCGGAAAAATCTCCAAGCTCTCCATCAAAATAAACGATAAATTCACTGCAAACTATGACAGAGGTTGGGATATGGAACCTGCCAAGGATGACGAAGCAACACAGTTTGTCTACTGCATCCTATTACAAAAATACAATTAAGAACCCGGATAAATTCCCGAATGCAGAGCCGAAAGGCCCTGTATCTCGTTATGTCAGTCGCTTTGATGCGGGCTATTTTTTATGCCATTTTGGAGGTGAAAACTTGAGAAAACTGAAAAAATATAAGCCGACAAAGTTCAAAGCAAAGGACTCCCACTACGATGAGGAATCTGCTGATTATGCAGTGAATTTTATCGAATGCTTGTGCCACACCAAAGGTACATGGGCCGGTAAACCATTTGAACTGATTGATTGGCAGGAACAGATTATAAGAGACCTCTTCGGTACATTAAAACCAAATGGATATCGACAATTCAATACTGCTTATGTAGAAATCCCTAAGAAAATGGGGAAATCAGAACTTGCCGCCGCTGTCGCCCTACTGCTTACTTGCGGTGATGGCGAAGAACGTGCAGAAGTATATGGATGCGCCGCTGACCGCCAACAGGCAACGATTGTTTTTGATGTTGCTGCAGATATGGTGCGTATGTGTCCGGCGCTGAATAAAAGAGTGAAAATACTGGCTTCCCAAAAGCGTATTGTTTACCAGCCTACCAACAGCTTCTATCAGGTACTCTCTGCTGAGGCCTATTCCAAACACGGGTTTAATATTCATGGTGTTGTGTTTGATGAGCTTCACACTCAGCCAAATAGAAAGCTGTTTGATGTTATGACCAAAGGCTCCGGTGATGCCAGAACGCAACCACTCTACTTTCTGATAACTACTGCAGGTACCGATACAAACAGTATCTGCTATGAAACACACCAGAAAGCAAAGGATATTATTGAGGGAAGAAAAATCGACCCGACCTTCTATCCTGTTATCTATGGTGCTGATGAATCTGATGATTGGACTGACCCAAAAGTCTGGAAGAAAGCAAATCCATCCCTTGGCATCACAGTTGGTATTGATAAAGTAAAAGCTGCCTGTGAATCTGCAAAGCAAAATCCCGGAGAGGAGAACTCCTTCCGTCAGCTTCGTCTGAACCAATGGGTAAAACAGGCTGTTAGGTGGATGCCGATGGAAAAATGGGACAACTGCTCCTTCCGTGTCAATGAAGATGATCTTGAAGGCCGCGTGTGCTACGGAGGACTGGACTTATCTTCTACCACAGATATTACTGCATTTGTACTGGTATTTCCACCTGCGGATGAAGATGACAAGTACGCCATTCTTCCATACTTCTGGGTACCGGAAGATACACTCGACCTGCGTGTCAGACGAGACCATGTCCCTTATGACGTCTGGGAGCGACAAGGCTACCTGCAAACCACGGAAGGCAATGTCGTTCACTACGGTTATATTGAAAAATTCATCGAGCGTCTCGGTGAGCGATTCAATATCAGAGAAATCGCATTTGACCGCTGGGGAGCTGTACAAATGGTGCAGAACCTTGAGAACATGGGCTTCACTGTTGTTCCATTCGGTCAGGGCTTCAAAGATATGTCACCTCCTACTAAAGAGCTAATGAAGCTGACACTTGAAGAAAAGCTGGCCCACGGTGGTCATCCGGTGCTTCGCTGGATGATGGATAACATCTATATCCGTACCGACCCGGCTGGTAACATCAAGGCGGACAAAGAGAAATCAACCGAAAAGATAGACGGTGCGGTGGCAACCATTATGGGACTTGACCGTGCTATTCGCTGTGGCAACGAATCTCACGAGAGTGTGTATAATTCCAGAGGCATACTTTTTATCTGACGCCTGCATATATTACCTTAAATGTGGAAAGATAATAAGGGTAAAGTTGATGAGAGACTTGACTATCCCCTTAAAATATGATATTATTTAAGGTAATAAGTGAGGAGGTAA